AAATAAAAATGGGTGACTATTATTAGTGCTATCTTGTTGATAAAATCTGTATGTGTTACCAGATAACAAATTAACACTACCAGTCACCGTGCCATTTATAAGGTATTTATTTGAACTTCCATATCCATTAAATTGTCCAATACTTTGAACTGTTACAGCATGTGCCAACAATGAACCGTCACCAGCTGCAGTGCCTGATACTGATGATGATACCGAAGATGATGTTACCATATCAACAGAACTCGAAACAATTTGACCAAGTTCTGAACTACCAGTAAATCTTAATAAAATTCCATGATTTTGATTTACACCACCAAACCATTTTTTAGACATATCAGTGATGTCTATTTCGATGTCAGGTGATGATAGTGAAAATGATTGTGTGACTTCATCATCAGCTATGTAAGTTCCACCAGCATTTGACCAAGTTACCTCAGTTATATTATCACCTCGATTTTGTCTGTTTAGCCAACTACAACCAACCGTAGTCTTTGGATTATCTGCCTCCTTACCAATACCCTCATCCCATGATTCACTTAGAGGATAAGCAGCTATTGTGTAGTCATTACTGAGTCCACTTGTTCCAGTAGTTTCAAATAATTTCAATACTAATTTATAATCTCCTGGTAAGACAGAAGAACTAATGTAACTCTCCATTTCATTAGCATCGAACTGAATTAACATACGAGTTGGATGTTTATACTCTCTGTTATGAAAAACTTTTTTTAATTCTAATACTTCATCTTGACCTACATTCTTATCTTGAAAAGTTGTGCCATCAATAAGATTTGAACCACTGTTTATAGTTGTATCCTTTACAGCAAAAAATGAACGATGCATTAGATCACCCTCCCGTAGATATCATTATTTGGTTCTCTGAGTTCAAACACAGCAGGCGTAACTGATGGTCTAATTATGTCATTCTGTAATGCCCCTTGGAATGAATATAAAAAACCATAACCTGCCTCAGTTCCAGCAATGTTACCATCCCCATTGATACTTGCTAAAACTCGTTCAGTTCCACTAAAACCTGGCATTGTGGTATTGTTAAGCTCTTGAAAAATCTTTAGAGTTGGTAGTCCTATGACACCACCCTTACCTAAGATTTCATACCTTAATTCATTTAGATTTATAGCTTGACCAAATTGCATCTTATCAATGGTAAAAAAGTTTCTAATACAATCTATCACATCTAACTTTACTTCTGTTTTATTAAATCTTCTATCGGCAACTGCTTCAAAGAAAACACCAAAGTTTATTTTATAACCAGAAAATATCTTTGTGTTATCATAACCATCAGCACTTGGATCTACAGTGTTGAGATCAAAACCAAAATCCAAAGCATCATTTATCATTCTAAATTGTTCTAAATATAATCTGAGATTATTTAAAACCAATAATGGTGTTTGTGTAAGTTTTCTACGTTGATCATATGATAAGGTGTATATTTTTAATCCACTTATATCATTTAATCTAACCACTTGAACTTTTGCTATGTTACCAAACTTTGCTGGTAAATTGAGTATTCGTGCTTGATAATCCTCACGAGTAACACATCTAAGTTGTGAAGCAAAAAATGTTTTAGCATTTTCTTTTATCTCTATTATGGTTTCACCATCAGTTCCACCACTGGCTGGTTCATCATTCGTTACCTCTATATTACTTATTGAACTAACTAAACTTGTCAATTCACCAGCTTGAGCATTTGATTGAGCACCACCACCGACTCTATAGTTTACAGTTATAATTGTATTTGCCGGAGTCTCACCTAAATTAAGTGAATTGTTTGTGGTAAGGTTATTTAGAGCAGAGTTTATTACAGTTGATGGGACACCTGATACTGACATACCTTGTTGTTCTATCGTAGAGAATAACCCAGCACTTGATGAACCAGATACATTAAATTTATATAAGCCATTACCAAATTGTAATTTTGTATTATTAGTATTTGGATCTACTTTTCTTACAAACTTTTTATTTGTTTTTATATACTCTAAAGTATATGGTATAGATACATCAACAGAAATTTGATTACCACCTGTTAAACCTGAATCATAAGCAGTGGCTCTATCAGGATCATTTGTGTAATGAATCTCTTTAAGTATTCTGTCTTGTGCTAAATAATCTACTTCAAAGTACTTACCTTGTGAGCTATCCACCACGTTGAGTATCTCCACTACATTAGTCTCACCCAAATCTAATTCTAAAAATTTAGTTGGAGATGTAATAGTAAAAGATTTTGTTTTAGTCTCACCCGATACGGCATTTACAAATCTTGTTAATCTATAGTTAGTAGCTATACCTGTATTGTTACGAGCAATTATTTCAGGTGCTGGTGTGTCAGGAGAACCAGATATGGTGAAATCAATTTCCCCTAATGTCTCAAATACCAATGAAGAATTTTCAGTTGAAGCTACTTGTATTCCACTGTTGATTGGATTTGCTAAACTTCCTAAAGAACCATAATCCGGTTTACCATCAATAGCACTTATATCGGTTGTTACAGTTAACCTTACAACAGATGGAGTTACTGGTGTTGTTTTATATCCCAAGAACTCTGCTAACCTTATCACATTCTTACGTTCAGTAGCAGTGGTGAGTAAACTCTCCTTGTAGTTATAATCAATGTAGTAACTTAAAACATCACCAACATAACTGGCAAGTTCTATTAACATCATACCAGGAGATGTTTCATTGAAATCTTTATATGTATCGGGAAAATATGCTTTCGTGTATTGTATCAAGTCAGCTTTCAAACTTGAAAAATCTTTGCTAGTGTAATTTATATTTGTTGGTGTTATCTTTTGATCAGTATATGCCATGACTTTATCCCAATACTACCCCAACTGATTGTAAATCATTAGGTGCGTTTGCTATGTTAAATTTCACATCTATCTTTATTCTATTCTGATCTTGCTCATTGATATCAATATTGATATCATTTAATTGAACAAAGGGTAACCAACGACTAAATGTGCCTACAATATCGTTCTCAATTTCTATTACAGTATTTTCCGTTATCTGTTCAAATAAAAATCGTCTAATGTTCATACCAAGCAATGGTTGAAATAATCGTTCACCTTGTTGAGTTAACAACAACATCTTGATATCTTCCTTTACAGCATCAATGGTGGTTTTAGTAGATGTAAAATATCCATCACCGCTTCCAGGTTGTCTACCAAGTGGCATTGATAAACCAACACTAACCCTAGTATCCTTATCTTCAATAAATCGATTTACTCTTGGATCTGCTATTGCCATTAGAAAAATATCCTTACAAATCTAACTAACGTTCTTTTCACCATTCTTCCAACCTCAGGTAGACCAACTTTATTTGATCTATCACTTATCTGAACTCTAAATTTTATTGGAGTCGTATTTGTTGCTGGATTAACTAATGCTACAGGTACACCAGGTGGACCTGATGGAGCTGTTAATCCACCCAAGACCTTTATTTGTCCTGGTAATATCTGACCATACGCTTCCATATCAGTAATGTTTAACTCCTGTCTCTGCAAAAAAGCTTGAGTGGCAATTGCCTGTTCATTGGTAAACTCATCTATCTTTTGTTTACTAATTGAATCCAAATTATCATACTCATCTTGACCTATCCTATCAATGGCAATCTGTTTAAGATCCTGTCGTAAATCACCTGAACTATCACTTGGTTGTCTAAGTCTAAGCGCCATTTTTAAACTTTGCCTTTTCTTCTACCTTTTTCATTACACCAGAATAATCTTTATTTAAAGCATCTGCTAAATGATCAGGTAGATTGGCAGTCTCATCCATTACAGATTTTGTTTCTGCTTCTTTATTAATATTTTGCCATTCACCAGAGTCAGCAGTTTCTTTAAGCAAATTATTTAAAATAGAGTCCTTTGTCATTGGAACTCGTTGTTTTGACTCAGTAACGGATTTTTTACTTACCTCTACACTTGGAGTTACAGAGGGTGTCTCGTTAAGTATTTCATTATTAATCTTACTAACCAGTACTTCTTTTATTTCTTTACGAAGTCCAGCAAGAGAATATTCTATTTCTTCTCTTACTACTTCTCTTATTACTTTCTTAAATAAAGATAACTTCATTATTACTCCTATGATGGTGGTGGTGGAGGACCTTGAACCTCGGCTTCCACTCTATTTGGTTCTATAAAATGTCTGTTGGATAAAAATGATGGTTGACCAGTAATAGTATCTGATGTAGCTAAACCATTTTCATCTAAGTTCCTTTCATATTCAGGTGCTGGATTCTGTCCAGGTTCTAATGTTCCTAAATTAAATTCTTGCATTATATTATTCACCTCTTGACTCAGTGTCCCAGCAACATGTATGTTTGGAAATAATGTTAATTTCTGCGGTACATTCATATCACCAAGTGCCTGAGCATCTCCTAGTAATCTTAATATCCTTACTAATAATTTTTGAAGCTGATCACCCAATACCATTGGTTGAACCCTTTGTTTGGCAGCTTCTCCTATATAAATATTTGGAGATTGAAATACTGAGAAACCTTTATT